GGTCACCGCCGGCGCTTTGCTCATCGGCGCGCCCAGAGAAGCTGGCACGCGCGTGCCCAGTGGCCGTGCCCAGCGCACTGCGGTCGGACGCCATGTTGAGGGAGGCCGCCGTCGAACCACCGTCAACAACAAAACCATCCCCGCGGTTAGCGGCTATGGCATTGGCACGCGGAGAGTCTGAGTTGTTGTAGTGCAGCGAGAGATTGAGCGTCTCCGGCGTCGGTGAGTAGACAACCCCAATGGAGCGGTTGCCCTTCTCGTCCACAAACGGCCTGGGGCCTGTGCGGAACTGGTATGGAATGGCCGCCGTTGACCCAGAGGTTGTGGCGTCAAGCCGGCCGGCTGACTTGAGAATGCTCCCTGCCGCGCCGCCGTAGATCACCGCCTGTCTCTGACCGACGCTTGTGATGGTGGCGTGCGGCAGCGCCTGTGCAAATGTCTCTTCCCACCACGTCTGCGTGGCCAGCGAATAGCACAGGGCCCGCGTTGGGTAGGTGCCATCGGTGGAGCGGCAATAGAAGAACCGGACCACACGCTCCTGCGGGCTGGCCTTCACATAGAAGTACTTGCGCTTGGAGAAATCGATGATCCCGTCCCGCCAGTAGTTGTCGATGGCCGCCGAGATCGCCTCCTCGCGGCCACCGTCAAAGGCATACAGGCCGTAGTCGTCGGCGATGAACGCCGCGCCCCCGAAGGTGTCCCAGCAACGGGAGTTGATTACGCCCCGATAGGACACCAGCGTGATGGAGGCGTCGATGATGGGCTGGGCGATGTATTGGAGCTTGTAGATGTGCCGTGACTGGGCGATGAGCATGGACGCGCCAAACGGGATCAACGCCACAATGGCGTCGGAGTCGATGGCGTTTTCTTGCAAAACCAGCTCATTCGCCTCTGGCACGCTCTCGGGCTCATCGATCTCGGAGTAGTACAGGCTGTTCGGCTTGGCCCCTGTCGTATCCACGGAGTACCACGCCCGGTCTTGGAACATGCAGGCGACGGCCATGTTCTGCGGAGGAGGGTCGAACCGGCGGGCGTTGAGTTGGCCGCTGGGCAGCACAACCGGCATCAGGCCATATACGCTGGTGATGTTGCTGGAGGTGGTGTTGCGATCCACGTCCAGCAGCTCATGGTCTGTCAGGGTGTCCACATACGCCGTGTTCGGCAATACGCCGTTGACCTTGTCGATGCGGGCCACGCGGTACAGCACCACGGACTGATCGGCCGTCGTTCTCCACAGTTCGATGGCATGGACGCGGGACTCCGCCCCGTGGTTGTTGAGGTTCCACGTCAGCGACTGAAAGCCGGCTGTGGCGTCCACCTCTCGCAAGTCGGAAATGGAACTTGGGATAGGCCCGCCTTGAGACTCCGGCGTGTCATCCAGGTAGCGGATGCAGCACTGGTAGACTCCCTTGATCGTCGGTGCTATGACGGCGCTGGCAATGGCTCCGCTGCTCAGAATGGTGGCGGTCGGAGGAATCCGATACCGGCCACCCGACACAACGGTCACGCCGGTAATTTGCCCGGTCGCATTGACCGCACACACGGCGGAGGCGCCGGCGCCGGCCGAGTCGTCAGGGTCAGCGACAAATGTGATGACCGGGGGCGTCATATACCCAGTGCCGGAGTTGGCGACAGTCACTGATTGGACCGAATACTCCAGCACCGGATGAACGGTTGCCTGGATGCTTGCCCCACCACCAGACAGGGATGCCGTCACGCCAGTGGAGGTGGCTCCCGTCCCGCCAGCCAGGACGTTGGAGCCAACAAGCACGCCAGACGTGGTGTCCACAGACACTTGGACGTTGGCGCCTGATAGCCCTTGGGTGTTGTAGAACGTGAGCGTCGGATCGCCGGTATAGCCAGCGCCGCTGTCGGAACACTCCAGTCCGATCACGGAGCCAAAGACGTTGCAGGTGAATGCCGCGCTGGTTCCCTGCCCGCCGGCAAACGAAACCTGCGGCGGCCCCGTATACCCCGCTCCGCGGGCCGTGAGCTTCACGCCAGCAACCCGGCCGTTGGCGAGCAGGGCCGTGCCCGAAGCCTGGGTTGTAGCGCCTCCCCCAGTAAAAGACACGGTCGGGACGCCACCATAGCCAGCGCCGCTGTCCAGGATTTGCACGGACGCCACGTAGTTCTGCTGGCTGGCCGTAGATCCCACTGGCGCCGCAAATGTGGAGGGCTTACTGATTCCGATGGCTTCTAGGTATGGCGTATCGCCGTCCCACCGGAACCCGCGCCCGTGGCCGTCCACGCCGTACATGTCGTTCCACCGTCCTTTGAAGAACGTGATCGGACGAGTGCCGGCGTATGACAGCACCGACGCAGTTCCGGCCGCACCCGAGCCGCCGCCACCCGAGAAACTGACCGTGGGCGCCGATGTATAGCCCGTGCCGGCATTGGTGATCACCACACCCTGTACCATGGTCCCGGCCATCTGTGCTACTGCCGCGGCGCCTGTGCCGCCTCCACCAGAAAGTGAGACAGTCGGCGCAGACGAATACGATGAGCCGCCAGTGCCGACCGTGACTTTGACGACGCCAGATGCGAGCTGCATTATGACGGCCCCTTGGCCACAAAGATGCCGCCAGATGCGTTCTGATACACAACGTGGCCTGTGGTGCCGTGCTGGAAATTGAACACCTGCACCACCGGAGATGAGGCACCCGTATGGGTGGCGAACGAGACGTTGGTGATTCCAGATCGCACTACCACGGAGCCAGGAACGAGGGCTTGGATATTCACCTGCGTAGCCGCTGCGCCTGGAGGAATGGCGTACGGCCCGACATTGGTGACAAGCCCCTTCCAGGATTCGATGACGATCATCCTTGGTCTGGCTTCAGAGGAGTACGCCAGCCCCCGTCATGGTAGATTTCCTTGCTACGCCCAGAGAACGGCGCCAACTGGTCCTGCTCCATCGCCAGCCGCAGATCACGCTGGTACATCTGGAACGCCTTGTCCGCGCCCTTGTCCCGCGTCCGCGCCAGCCAGTAGTCGCAGCAGCTCTCCACCACGGCCTGCATGTGCGGCGCCACGTCGATGGGGTCGGTGATCAGATACTTGGTGGACCCGGCGATGGTCCCGCTGTCTTCTGTGGTCAGGGCCGTAGACGAACCAACCGCCGTGATCTTGCTCTCCGATACCCACGGCGTGATCGACTCAATTGGCCCCGGACTGTTGGTGGTGTCGCCAATGCGCAGGATGGAACCCACCATGGCCGAGGAGAAGGCCGTGCCAGAACCCGTGACGGTGCTGGAACTGCGCCCAACCGTGCCTTGCCGCAGTGCAGCCTCATGCCCCGAATAACGGATTGGGCGAGCTGTGCGCCGGTAGGTGAAGTCCACCGTCTCCACTTCCGTGGGATAGCCAATCAGTTTGATGGCGTATCCATTGCTATGGGGGTCTTTGATGACGGTCCAGTGGTATGGGTTGCCAGAGGAGTTCGACACCCGTTCGATCTTCATGGCCTCGTCGGGAGTCACATAGACCCCGGACCACCAGTTGAACTCGTCGCTGGGCTCGTCCATGTTGCGGAAGTCGGACGCCAGCGGATAGATCGACCGGAACAGCGTGTAGGCCGTGCCCGAGGCGATGTTCAGACCTGAGAACTGCGATCCAAAGGTGACGCTAGTGGCGCTGGAGTAGGTTCCGAGCGGATAGGAGCGGTCCCCGGCGCGGATCGTCCAGTGCTGCACATTGGCCGCCGTGACACCAGCCGTGGCAAACGAGCCCCCGGTCAGCGTGGCCGTGCCAGACGTGACGCCAATCGTCCCGGTGGAGTAGGTGGCGTTGGTCACCACCCGACCGTGGACGTGGTAGTAAGACCAGTCCCGGATAGTGGTGACTTCGTTGTAGGCCCGGTGAATGGCCGACCGGATGTCCCGCTGCTCGGCATCCTGCGGCCCGCCGTAGGAGGAGACGATCAAGGATTCAACGAGGTCGAAGTATGTGAGGTAGGCCACGGTCAGACTTTCTTCACCTGGCGGGGCTGGAACTGGCGGATGATCGCCCTCGCCAATGACGAAGAGCCGCATTTGGCGTTCAGGGCCACGCAGAACTTGGGCGTGTCGAAGTAGTGGGTCATGGGTACACCGTCAACTGGGCAGTGGGGGGCGTGAAGTTGGAGGTGTAGCGGGCTACGCCCTTCGTAATGCGGAACTCGTCGATGTAGAGTTCGTTGCCGCCCGTATTCGAAATGCGCGCCCCATCGGGCGCGGCATACCCGTGTGTTCCACTCGCCGTAGTAGATGCAACCAGTTGGCCGTCTTGATAAAGACAGACAGTGCTGCCGCTGCGAACCATTGCGATATGCACCCACTGGTCGATAGGCAGCGAGTGCGATGGCGACCAGTCTGGCGAAATAGACTGGAAATACACGTTGAACTCGGTCGGCGTGATGTTCAGCGCGTGGTATCCGCTAGCCTCACTGTAGGAGTAAAACAGGCTCATGTCGTTGTTCAGTTCAACAAAACGCACCCACGCCTCTATGGTGTAGTCGCCTGTGAACAACATTTCGTTGCCGGGCGCGGCTATGTCCAAGAAGTCGCTTGTGCTATTGGGGCAGTAAAAACTTGCGCCACCGAACACGCTTCGGGCCGTACTGATAGTCGCATCGCCGTTGGCAGTGGCAGTCAGAGCATTGCTGGACGCATCATCAAAGTCGGCGTCCATCGGCAGCAGCAGCGACACACCAGACCAGTGCGGGTCGGCCGCCCCAGTCGGGAAGGCAGATTTGGGGGGCGTGAAGTTGCCGGTGTACAGGGCTTGGCCTTTGATGATGCGGAGGTCGTCGATGTAGCCTTTAGATGCCGATGCGCCGTCTGCATCACTTAGCAGCGTGAAGTCGTTGGCATTGCTGGCCCAAGGCGACAGGTTTGTCGCAGTAAAGATTAAATTGCCGTTTAGGAATCCCTTGTGCGTTTCGGCGGTGCCGCACACGGCGACATGGTGCCATGTATTGCCAGCCAGAGAATCGGTTAGTCGGCTCGGCGTCCCCCAAGTCCCTCTGTCAGAATACACATCTAGCGCGCCGCCGTCGTAATAAATCAGTAGCGGAGCAAAATCGCCTGTTTCTTGCCATCCAAAACTCAAAACGGCGGCCCCCGACGCGCCCGATGGACGGTAATACCAAAACTCTACGGTGTAATCTGAGCCAGAAAAATCTGACCAAGCGCCTTGGGCAACGGCAATAGACCCAGCGCCATCTGAGTAAGCACTTGAACCACCGTACTTGCTCTGCGCCGTACTAATCTCGGCATCGCCACTGGCCGTCACCGTCAACGAGTTCGGCGAACTGTCTGTGAAGACCGTGCTGCCGTTTGTTCCGTTGAAGTTGAGCAGCAGAGAGGTGACCGGCGGCACGCTCCCAAACACCGTGTACCCCTTGCCGGTCGCAATCGTCGGATCGTCGCCGTCGATGCCGGGATTGCCCTGCACAAACAGGTCGCCGCCGCCCGCGTCTAGGTCGGTGTAGAACTGATCCAGCGCCTGCGACGAGAGCGAGTTGTAGGAGATGTTGCCCGATTCGGCGGGGTCGCCGGAGTCAAGCGTCACGCCCTCCGACCGGACTTGGAGCAGTCCATTGTCGGAGAGGTCGAAGGAGTTGAACTGGCCGGATGGGACGAAGTCCAGCGGCGTGCTGGTCAGGGCGGAAGCGGGTGGCGTAAAGGCGGCTGTGTAGATGGCCGAGCCTTTTGTGATGCGGAGTTCGTCTATGTAGCAGTCGGCCCCGCGAGCCGCTGGGTCGTACCAACCCGCACCCACAATCAACGGCGTCCCGGCAGTGCTTGCCAGACTGAGGGACGCAGAATCAACGAGCGCGCCGTTGATGAACAGGCGGGCCGTCCCACTCTCGCACGTTACGGCAATATGCGACCATTCCCCTGTCGCCAGCGAACCAGACAACACAAGGTCAATGGTTTGGCCCGGATCTCCAGCGCTGGCAAAAAATGCGATGTCGCTGCCGCTCGGCTCTAAAGACCAGCAGTTTTCGATAGTATCGGGCAACCCCTGGCTAATGAGCGCAGCAGTACTCGCTAGGGCGTTTGGGTAAGCCCACAACTCAATGCAGAAGTCTGCGCCGCTCAAGTCCGGCGCGGAGTTGGCTGCTATCGACAGGTAGCCGCCGCCGTCAAAGTAACCGCTCGCCCCGCCGAACTGGCTTTCAGCCGTGCTAATCTCGGCATCACCGTTGGCAGTAACTGTCAGCCCATTGCTGGACGAATCGGTGAACGTGGTGCTGCCATTCGTCCCGTTGAAGTGCAGGAGCAGGGACGTACCTTGCTCCGAGACGGGGTAGACCTCAAACGCCTTCTTCCCGCCAGCGGCTGGCTTGCTGAACGGGTCGCCTGATGGGTTCACCTCAACGGTGTTGTTCCACCACTTCACGGCGTAATGGCCGGTGTCGGTGGTGGCCGAGCCGAAGATGTCGCCGCTGGACTTGGTGGTCAGACCCCAGAGGCGGGCGTAGCCCTGGTCCTCTTTGAAGGTGGGCGTAGTGCTGCCGGGCCGCAGGGTGCGAGGGTTTAGGGGCATCGGGTCAGCCCTTGGCCATCACCGTCATGGCGCAGGTCGTAGCGCCACTGACCACGGGCACCACATGATTCACGGCGAAGCAGGCGTCCGGGACGGGATGAATACCCACCGTCACGGCCGTTGTCACCGCCGAGCCCTCAGAGTAAATCTGCCGCGGAGTCACCGAAGGATCAACAGTGCCGTACCAGTTGATCTGGGTGGCTCCGTTGGTGTTGGCGATCATCACGCAGGCACCGCCAAAGCGCCCGAACGGGAACATGCCGGACGTGGTGGCGGCCGAACTGTTGGCCGTGATCACCGCGCCTGGAGAAAAGTGCCGTGCAATCTCGTTCATACTCCTCGTCCTTTCACTCGGTACGCATGCTTCTCAATGACTTTGGCCCGCAGCTCCTTGGCGTCGGCTGACGGGTTCTTGCGCTTTTCCTTGCGCACTTCTTCTTTGATGATGGATTCCGACAGCACCTTGCGCTGCGGCGGGGCCGGGCCCGGGTCGTAGTTCACACTGCCCGACACGGCGAGGCGGCGCTTTTGGGCCACCTTCAGCACATCATCATTAGACGACACCCAGGCGGCCGGATCCCTCCAGCCGCGCTTGTCGGCGATCCCGGCCACGTAGTACTTGCCAGAGGGGTTGATCCCAGCCTGCTTGGCCTCACGGATCATGTACTGGGCCTGCCGGCGGGGCAGGGAGTCGAACTGCTCGTTGTTCTGACGGCCCTCCAGGAACGCTCGCTCGGTCCCCTTGGTTCCCGGAGGACACTGGAGCGCGCACATTTCAGCCCACCGCTCGCCGTAGGGCAGGGCACGCTCATAGGTTTCGATGGCCTCTCGGCCCAAGGCCAAGACCGACTCGGGAATGCTCATATATGACTATTGGGCGGGAGGAGGCCCTGGAGGTGCCGCCTCTTGGGGCGGGCCCGGGGGCGGCGGAGGGGGTGGAGGAGGAGGCGGAACCATGAACTCCGACACGTCCATCTGGTTGACCTTGCCCCAGGTGGACAGCATGGCGTTGAAGATTTCCGGCTGACCGGCCTGCATCATGCCCTGCGACACCGGGGCGATGATCTGCATGAAGTTGTTCAGGTTCTCAACCTTGGTGGCGATGTTGGGCTTCCTGGCAGACCCGGCCTCCACGCGGTACGAATACTCCCGAACGATGTTCTCCGGGTTCTCGCCCTGGACGTGCATGCCCCATGCCTGGGCCGCCAAGTCTCCGAGCAGCGGAGCAACGTCCTGGGGATAGATCAGCCACCGCGCCATGAGGGCTTCCTTCCGAGCAACCTCGGACAGACAGTCCTCCAGAGAATTTGCGTAATCGTCGGGCCTGACCGAAATTTGCTCGCTCTTCACGGCGGCTTCTGCCGCACTTCTGAAGGCTGACCTCGTCATACCGTAAATGAGTTCGGTCAGACCGACGCGCCGGTCGAAGAGTTCCGTGACCGCCTGGATGATGTTGTACATGTCCTGGGTGACCCCAGGCATCTGGAAGACCGAGATCACGTCGTTCACCGAGCGACCAACGGCCTCGGAGATTTCGACAATGTTGAACCCGCCTTCGCTCTTCTCCAGGATCTTCGATTTGATGTCGGGGTCCGCGGCCTTCGCTACGCCGATGAGCGTCTGCGAGGACGTGGCAATGCGCGTGGCCAGGAACGACATCGCCCAGTTGATAAAGCGAAGCTCTCCGATGCCGGGCTTGATCAGACTGATCGGCCAGGAGTAGCCGGGCTGACGATGCCAGGACAGTAGCGTGAACGGCCAGCCGTTGGGCTCGGCCCAGAAGGGGATCGGCCACTGGCAGGACATGAACAACGCCTGCGGGATGCCCGTCTCGTCCACCTCTTCCTGGAGGATGGCCGGTGGAGCATTGAGGGGGAAGTCGATTCCCTCGGCAACAACGATGTAGCAGTTGGGCCCGAGCGCATCGAACTTGCCGCGGAGATCCTTGTCAGCGTCCTTCAGCCGGTCGCCGAAGCCGGTCTTGGAGTAAATCTCCCAGTAGCAGATGAGGTCGTTGGTCTTGCCCGTCCGCTTCTTGTGTTCGTAGCCACGGTCGCCCTGGTCGGCCCGGGAGGAGTAGGACTCAATATGGCCCTTGAGATCCTCCCGAGACAGCCCGAACTTTGCCGCCACTTCGTCAATCGGCTGCACCCGCTTGCGGGCTGCCCAGCGGATGTCCTCAAACTCGTCCGCGTCGGGATCCCAGACAAGGTTGTCGATGGAATCAAAGAACGAACCGGCAAACTTCACCGTGGCCCCGGGCGGCTGGTACAGCTCATGCCACCACACACCCGCGCCCTTGATGAACGCCTCGTCCACAACCTTGCGGGTGTGTCGCTTCAGGTCCAACTCATTGGGCGTGTAGTTCAGGTAGTCCTGGAGCAACTGAGCGATGAGCTTGCGGCGCTCATACATGAAGCCCTGCTGCTGGACAGCCTGCTCATAGGCCATCATCATCGGGTCCGGCATCATCACCGGCTGGCCGTCCGGACCCATGACAGGTTGCCCATCGGGGCCCATCTGCGGGACAGGAGGCTGCGGCTGGATGCCAAGGAGCGCCGGCCCGATCACCGGATACTCCTTGGGGGTCACCGTCCGCTGTGGGTTGCGGTGGTGGATGACTGACCCAAAGAGCGTTACAGCCTCAAAAACACGGTTCACCACCATGCGAAACGGCGGTGGATCGATGCCCTTGTTGTAGCCCCGCTCCCCACGCGCATGCTCGTTGGCCCACATGGCGTTGGGGTCCGACGAGTAGAAGCCCATGGCCTCCTTGGCGTCATCGGAGAAGATTTTCTTGTGTTTTTCAGCTTGCCGCACGCACTCTAA